GCCTGCTTTGCACGACGAAGGGAGGTCAACGCCCGCTTCCTCTGCTGCATCAAGAATATATTGATCGTCCGCACACTCGATGGTATTTTCGGTACCGTCAGGAGATTGGAGAGTAACATTGTAAGTTGCCATGACTTAATAAGTTTCAGAAAGTTGTTCTACGGAATGAGCCAGAAGAACCAAGAAAGAAACTGTGGTGAGTGTCCAGATAACTGCTGCCATCAGATGATACCGAAGAACAGTTTGCCAGTCAGAGCATAGGACACGAGGGCAGCAACGAAACCAAGCATAGCAGTACGCCCGTTGAGTTTCTCTGCTTTCTCAGCGTATGGTTCATAACCATAACGCTCAAGATCTTCCTTGGTCATATACATCGATGGTTCTTTGGCAAACATATTCATTTGCCCGAACTCGTTTTTGGTAACGGTCATGCGTCTTGTAACGAACTGTTACAATATATAGCACGGAATGTTACGGATTGTCAAGAGGTTCAGTTGAATGTAATGACATCCTGACCTAATCCACCAGGAATATGGACGGACCCTGCAGCAACAGGGAAGTCTTTCAACTCAGTGGTGAAAGGGTCGAGACCATATGGGTCATACGGATCCTGGCTAACGGGAAACGTAAGGGTGTCGTCTTTGTCTGTGTGCAGATTGTTCTGCATGATGCTTTGGACGCCAAGGAAGTGACGCCAGAGTTCAGACAACACTGCGGGGTCTTCGTCGATGCGAAGTGCAGCAATGACTGCCTCTTTCAAAGCATCTGTTGCGTTCTTGTACGGTTGATAAGTCATGATGCTGTGTCTTTAATGTAACAAGGTACACGATCTGGGTCCAACCATTTCGTGTACTCGAAGTCTTCCATGGCAAGCGTAAACTGCATACCATTATCGCAGAGATACATGTCACTATACCGTTTGGTATACTCGTTCGCCTTCTGGATGCGGAAGTCAGGCATACCGTTGATCTCCAACGTGCCACACTCCACGTATCGATAAGGGAAACGCTCAAGAATGACTTTCATGGTCCGATGCGACTGGAGTCATTATAGCAGATCAAGCGAAGGAGTACCAGCCTGTTGCCAGTAGTTTGTCATGGGTCTCAGACACGCGACCCTTATGGGTCCAGGTCCAGTCCGCTGGCCAAATGCAGCACTTTCCTTTTTCTGCTTCTACATATTTGTTCTGGTGGAACCATTCGGTCCCACCGTTCGGTACATCATTTAGATATACCATCCAAACTAAGTGGCGATATACGTCAACTCTACATGATGATAAACGTTCAGTGTGCCACTCTTTATACCCACCACCAGGAGGATACCACTGAATGTTCCAACCAGGGTCCATATGAAATGCACCCCCCTTGGCACAAAAAGGGAACTTCTTAACGTAGTTCCCCATTATGCGATCGACTTCATCAACTAAAGCGTTGACGGGTTCAATAAGAACCATGTTCATGACAGGAGTATCAATGGACTCCTTTATAGTTGGGTCTATGACACCACCATTGTCTTTCAGAGATTCCCCAGGACCTTTCAAAAAGTATTTGTCCGAGTCACGTTGGTACCAGTCTATAAACCGATCACAAACATCTGGATCAATAAACTCTGTATAAAGGAAGTCTTGATTGGGAATCGCAACATCACCATTGACAATAGCAGTAAACATACACTTGGCTCCACCAGGATGGTTTTACGTCGCTTCCAGGACGTGATCTGCGACCAAATGATCAATGAGAATAGTGTAGTCTTCCTCTACATCAAGACCCCAGAACTGGACGCCTTTGAAGTCCGAATAAAATCGGCAAAGGGAAGAGAAGAGTGAGGGATACTCAGTGTCAAGGGCGATGTTGCCATTAACAGCATCCTTCAGAAGTTGCAGACTACCCGCAAAACGATCTCTTACACTCATAATCGATCTCCTATTTGGTTGTAACCCCCGAGGGGGAGTGGGAGATGAGGGGATCGAACCCCCGACAATCTCGGTGTAAACGAGGTGCTCTACCGCTGAGCTAATCTCCCGAACGATCCAGGTAGGACTCGAACCTACGACCGACTGCTTAGAAGGCAGTTGCTCTATTCCACTGAGCTACTGGACCAGAGACTCACCTCATTGTATCAAGTTCGGTAAGTTGATCAGCGAGATACCTTGCTTCATCAAGTCGTCCTTCATCTGTAAGTTCATGCAGTTTGTCCACCAGTAAATCAACAGTGTTGAACAGAACGTCGTGCTCTGCTTCCAGATAATCAAACATGGATCGTTCCCCCTGACCACTTGCTAAGTATATAGCGTCCTTGGTCTCCCTGTCAAGCAGGGTGCTTATAGGTGGGACGAGGAACACCCGCGATGTTAAATGAAATAATAGTCCTGCGTACGTCAGAATCGTTTGGTTCTTGTTCATGGAGAAGAAACGATGGGAAGATAATCAGATCCCCTTCATTTGCAACAGGGTTATTGTTCAACAGATCACCAGTCAAGGGATCTGGGAAGGGACAATAAAATGTGGTTGACTTGTGGTACCTTGGATCAAACTCTAGGTACCAGACAGCAGACATACCAACAGCACCATGCGTATGGACTTGGTGAAACTGTCCACGTTTAGTCTGTTGATACCACATTGACTGAATATCTGCAGGGAACCCTATATTCTCTGACAAGATCGTTAGATAGGGTGCCAATGCCTCTTCCACCAGTCTCATGTACTTGGGATAGAGGCGTTGCTTATCGTTATGGAAAAAGTCTGTCTTCAAATCAAAGACTGCTTCTCCACTAGGAGTCATGCGATGCGTTGTATTATCATCAGCATCGATGAACTCTAAAAGTTTTTTCTTATACTCCTTGAATCCCTCTGGAGCAGGGAAGTGATCGAACGGTACTTGAAACATAATCTATTTGAAGTTCTTGATAAACCACTCAGCATCAACAACGACCAAAGGTTTCTTTCTATTCTTCTTCATAAAGAGAATAGGTTCATGATCTCCTGAGTTAGCACATGCTTGATCGTAGGCATCCCATACGTTGAGACGCTCTACGTTCTTACATTCTACACTGAAGGGAAACTTCTGTCTAGCATCCCTTGCCATGATAAGGTCTTCACCTCCAGCACCCATGCTACGAGACTCAATATCCTCTGGGTGTACGTTGCGATGCTCGATAAGCATATCCCTTACCCACTTCTGGAAGTTACGACCCTTTGCCTTTGCACTCTGCGGTTTCAATCTGCGTACCCATCATCATCGTTATCATATCTATAACCGATCCGAGGGGACCTTGGTTCATAAGGTCCACGGAATGCATCTGGGTCTTCCTTGATAGCATCCTCAAGACTCTGAGCGAGTAACTTGAGGTTATGTGCGATCATCTTTACCTTTTCGTAGTTCATAGTTTAGCGGTTACTCCAATGATAGTGACACCAGGGTTTCTCGCCTTGGCAATCTCCCTGGCGTCTTGGTAATCGCGGGCAATGTACTCTTCTTTGTATACAGTACCCGCCTTATACATTGTTACCTCACACTTCATCTACCTAAAACCTCAGCCCAATCCTTATTGAACTGCTCCAACCCCTTAGTTGTCAAGGGGTGGTTATACATGTTCATGAAAATCATGAACGGCATAGTAACAACGTCAGCACCACGAGTGAATGCTTGTGTTACCTGATGTGGTTGTCTAATAGATGCGGCAAGGATCTGTGTTTCAACATCGTGCATCATGTACACCTCAGAGATGTCTTGGATGAGATCAATACCTGCCAGGTGGCAGTCATCAAGTCGTCCAATGAACGGTGAGATGTATGTTGCACCAGCCTTTGCTGCCAAGATTGCCTGAGCAGCAGTGAAGCAGAGTGTGACGTTAGTGGAGATCTTATCGTCACTGAGTTCTTTACATGCAATCAAACCATCTCTAGTGAGAGGAAGTTTAATCGTGATATTACTACCAATCTGACAGAAGTCATCTGCCATTTCTAGCATGTCATCTGCCGTGTCTCCAACTACTTCAGCAGAGATCGATGCATCCCAGGGAAACATCTCCGAGATCTCTGTAAGAACTTCCTTCGGATCCTTACCTGACTTTTTAATCAGAGTTGGATTCGTTGTTACTCCGTCAATCAATCCCGTTTCTACTGCCTCTGCAATCTGATCTACGTCAGAGCAATCGAGAAAGATTTTCATCGTGTCCTCCTACGGTTAAAGATATTTAGACCATAAAAAAGGGACCATCTGATATTTGCCAGGGGTCCCTCACGTTAGCGACGACGATATTCAATACTATTTATGAAACAAAAAACGCCCCGAAGGGCGTCCTGTGTTCACTTGTTGTAAGTGTGACCACGATAGCAGAAGGTGCCGTGGGTTTCCCCTTCACCTTGCTTGCACTCATATACTACACCACGATAAGCGGTGTGGGAGATTTGTGCGTCGTGCAGGGCAGCTGCCTTTTCGATCTGCTTCTTGATCAGAGTGAGTGTGTTCATTGTAGGTCTCCTAAAGGATGGGTGAGTTTTAAGTCTCCCGTTCCTTCAGTCGTTTGCGTCCTTGCTATCAAAACAATGAGGTTCTGTATGATTCATCCAATGGATAAGAATATCAGACTTCTCAAAGGGAGTGAAAAGAGTTGTCTCTTCCAATCCTTGCTTCAACCATTCATAGTCTTCACACCTAAGCAGTTGCTCAGGAGGAACATGACTAAAAAAGATGAGTGCCAATGATAACATAGGAT